TACATAAGTGCGAAGGAAAGAGCAGGCGAACCAAACTCAGGGAGATACGATCAGAGGCCTCTTTTAGGTCTAAGGTCGCATACTTACCAGTTTTAGAGCCTAACAAGGCGCCAAACTGGTTCGGTTCCTGATTTGTGAAGTTGACATTCCACTTGGTAAGTGGGTGTCCCTCCAACCAGTCAACCATGGCTGAGCCTAATCCTTGTTGAATCCATTGATAATCAACAGGTTCACAAGATATTAAGCGAGGCCCGCGAGAGTCTTTCGGCACGAGTACAACTCGAGCAGGAAGATCTCTATTAGTTATCGTCTGTAAAGACGATAAGCAGTCACAAACATGACTTACTGATGCAAAATAATATGCATCAAGTGGGTACGTATCTGTGATGTTTGAACTTACGTTCGTCCAGTGAAACTTCTCCCAGAGTTTTTGCTTTGTAGCAACAGCTCCAGGTCCGTGACGCGGGATGATGTCGTAAGGATCAAAAGAAGAGAAGACCCTTGATAAAAGGATCTTAGCTTCCCGTGCGACTTCAGTTATACTCGATTCAGAGCTTATGCTCCTACGTCGTATATAAGTTGAAGATTCGTTATTAAGGTCACCTCGGATGTGCTCCAAAGCTCCCTCAATAGTTGACAAGTCGGTCTCAGTTTTAATAAACTGGGAAACGACTGTGTTCTCCTGTTCAGCGGAATAAGGAAGCTCGTACTTATAAAAACAGTACAAGATATCCCTTATACCTCCGACGGCTAGCAGGTTTGGATGCGGAAGTAGTGCACCATCTGGTTGGAATACGAGGCTAAAAAGCTCACCAAGAAATCTTGGCAGCTTACTACCGGTACTAGGTTTGAACCTGGTATCGATAGAGTTTAGTTTCGTGTTTCCAGTGAGAGCCCTATCAAAGGCTTTCCCCAGTTTAGGCATACTCTTAGTTAAAAAACTAAGACCTTCCGCAGTACAACGTTGACGTACCTTTTCAAGGGTACGTCGGCGTTGAGTAATGCTGATAGCATCACCAAACTTAGCAAAGACGTCGTGTATCAAGGCGGCGATGATTTCAAACTCATCTAGGCTATTATAAAGGGCCATAAAGGCAACTTATCCTAGTCTACGCCTTGCAACACGATTCCCGCAAACCACTAGCTCTGAATGTAACAAGGCAGTTACTTAATAGTAACCGCCACACTGTTTGTGCTACCCGCGAGGGTAGGCTCGACAGTGTGAATAACCTTGTGCACATCCGTAACTAGGGGCTTAAGTCCTGCGCAACCCACGATGGAAAACAACAATAATGTTGCAACCACCGTAAGAAACACAGTCAACAAACTCACAACTCTTTTGGAGTAGCGATTCATATTGCTATAAACCGCCAGAGATGAGAGCGGCCGCTCCATTCCCCGTGCAGTCGAAGAGGACCGTCGTAGCTGCGCCAGTAGTGGCACAGAACGACATGACCTCAGCCAACACATTACCGAACTCAGTGCTCGCGATCAGTGCACCAATGGGTGCATCGAGAACGAGATAAGCTGATACAGTACATGTTTTGGTGGTGTCCACCGTTGATGCGACAGTTTTGTCGAATCGAACGACGGATCGGCGGCGCTTGGAAAAACCAGAACCAGACTCTTGATGCGAAATCTTGAGTCGATGTTCCTGGTTAGGTGGCTCAGTAATCTGAGCAAACACCGTGGATCGGTCCGACGACACTAGACGTTGAAACTCAACCTCTACTGCCGACGCGTTCTTGACTTCGTTTGTGTTAAGCGTATTGCTTAGCATAGTACGAGTTTCTTTCAACTGACACCTGATAGAGACTATCAGGCCAATCAAGTAAGTAATTAAACTTACTTCGGTTTGCGACGCCTACGCGTAATAAGAAGCGCGGCGCCAAGACTCAGTTCAGTAGGACTAAGCCCGCTCGTTGTGAACGAACTAGTTGTAGGAAGGTCTATACCACGTCGATAAGACGTTTCTAGAACTTCCGGCAACCTGATATGCTGCTCAGAGTAATAAGTTCCCGGCATCTGGTAATGGTAAGAAGAGCGAACAGCTCCGCTTACTGCCACACGTCTAGTTTTCTTAATACTCCAACAGTATTGCAATATGTTCACCTTCGGTTCCATGTTCTTGACTTCGAATTGATCAAGCCAACGACCTATGTCGACGACCCAGTCAATAACGAAGCTCCAGGGGACGACTTCCCAGATATACCTAGGGTTAAAATTAACCCCGAGCATGTCAAGGAGTCCGAGAACTTTTGCATGTTCTCGCTGGTATGCAGAAAACGAATAGTTAAACTGCATGCAAGACCGGAATACCGCGGATGTAACGACTGTTGACCTCTGTAACTTCACAGACGATGATAGATACTTGCTAGTGCCACCCATTAGGATTAAACCTAATCCGTGACCACTAACAGCTTTCCATGCACCGTACGCGCTGTTCTCAGGGACCATCAGTTCTTTCAGAGGGCACATGAAATGTGCCGTCTGTGTTTTGCCCGAACGATTTATGAGTTCGTTTATACGACGCTCATAATTCGCGACTGAGCGGTATATACCGCCTATGTCAGATATCACCGGCTTAAGGTTAAACATCCATTGGAGATAACCATCAGCCGATGCGCGAGCCACAGCCTTACCGATAGGACGCGTACCCAATCCGCCAATCTTGGCGAAAAGTTCGCTCCCAACCTTAGTAAGGTTCTTGATAGTACCCCGAATGCTCAGCAAATCCCGGATCTCATAAAGAGATACGAGACTGTTAAGCTCGGCCTTGATCTTAGGCATCATGGCTTGTAAGCCACGAAGTTTAAGAGATTCAAGATTAGACGGCGTGGAAATAAAACCACCATCCGATCTAGGTACATACCAAGCTG